ACATTCTGCACCTTCAAGAGTTCCAGCCCTATCAATCAGACCTGTCATACTAAAGTTGATGTTTTTAGTGTGTTGAAACTTTTGATATACTTTCATAAACTCTTGCTTATGATCTTCACTACCATCACCATTTACAATCACAGTGATTGGAAAGTTGAGATATTCTGCTCTTTCAAATAAGTAGTGAAGTTGATAGAACATACGATACATAACTGCAAGTGATGATCCAGTCATATCTTTCCATTTCTTTTCATTCAGAGTTGGTATATTCAATCGGAACTGACGTATATTCTGAGGATTATCTAATAAGAAATCAGTTAATTCTGTTGTAATCATACTACCATTTGAGATATGCTCATACTTAAACCCTGCATTGGTCATCAACTGTAGTTTTTCAGTAAATGTATCATCAAGGTTGGGTTCGTTATATGTGGCAAACGATATGTCATTCAGTTCCCAAGGCTGATAAACAGATCGAATCTCACTTAGTATTTTTTTAAACAGATCAAGACTCATACACTCTTTAGGTGCAGGGGTATCATAGGCATTGGGGCAGAACCAACACTTATAGTTACAATGCGTGTTGTTTTCTATCTGTGCGATCTTATATCCAAACCCATTAAAATCTGGTAATGGTCTTGCTAACTCAGAGGAGGTCATACACAGCGATCAAGTGGAAGATATGTTAATGATTTGATGTCACCCATATTACCCTTAGGCCATGAGTTGAATGATAAACTGATACGTTCCTCTTCACTATTATTAACAGGAACACTATGAGTTAGGTTACTTGGGAATAGTATTAACTCACCACGCTTCATAGGTAACATAAATGTCGCACTGTTAAATGTATTGTATTTCTCTGTTTGTAATGATACGTCTCTTTGTTGTCTGCTACGAAATTGAATCGGTGGTAATGACTCGTGAATCTGAGGATACCATACACCACTTACCATACTATTAGGATGAACGTGTTCGTGATGTGATTCTCCTTTCTTATTCTTATTCAACCAAGATTGAGTGATGACTAACTTATCAGTTGATGCCATAATCTCTGTTACAAACTTATGTAACTTTGCTTCAATAAATGCACGAATATTTGCTAACTCTGGTTTGTCTAAAACAAATGTATCTTCTGATTGACGATTATAATGAACATATCCTTGACCAGTATTTTCTCCTTTATTTTCTTTTCTTGTTTCACAATTTCTTATCCATTCTAACTCTTTAGTATAATCAACTGGATAAGGGCATATCATCACAGGTATGGGAAACAACTGTAATAATTCATCACCTTGACCCATCTGATTTACAGGATAACCCATAGCTGGTTCCACAGTGCCATCAGGTTTTTTAACACCCATCTGTATATTTTGTTGAGGTTGAGGTGGAGGAGTCTGAAATCCTTGTGGTTTTGGTTTCTTTGTCAGGTCACTAAAGTCTATTGCATTAACTACCATGAATACATAATCGTTTGATCTAATTATATATCACTTCTACAAATAATGCAAGATCCTTGACAAAATTGTGATATATTAATATAATAGAGTATCATTGCAAATAAATTCATGAATGAAAAAGATCCACTATTAGATGAGTTAGAGGAAAGAATTGCGGAAGGCCCTGTGATATTCACACCAGATGAGGAGTTTCTAAAGAGAGTTGAAGAGAGGAGGAATGAAAAAAACAATAAAAAGACATAGGTATAAGGATAATGACATCATTGAAACAAGAACTCTAATCTTTGAACCATATCCATACACAGATATAAATCTGGTTATGTCATTACTAAAACTTAAGTTGACACCAGATTTATTATCTCACAAGAAGTTAATGTATCGTCAAGATGTATTGACTAACAAATACTATGGTCATTGTTATCATTCAACACAAGCACTATATTATTTGATGGATACGGATAGATTAGTTTCTATGAAAGGAGAGGATTATAGAGGAGAGACTCATTGGTGGTTACAAGATGATGACAAGATATATGACGTAACAGCAGATCAATATTATTCTGTTGATCAAACACCACCTTATGAGAATGGCAAGAAATCAAAGTGGTATGGTTGGAAACAACGACCACAACAAATTACACTAGACTTAATGAGAAAAGTATTAGATACTAGATTAATAAAAGATGTAGCCTCTAAAGTGTAATCATAGTATATTAAAGAATTGAATTATGACATCTAAAGGTTTTGGAGAATACACTCACCCAGTATCAGTTAAGATATTTGATGATAAAATATTAGTAGGTCAACCTGCCGTAGAAGCAATATTTTATATCATTACAAATTTGATCACTGGTAGAATGTATATTGGCTCTCATAAATTATTCAAGTATGGTGAGTGGTTAGATGGTTACTATAACAGCAGTACTGATGATGAATTTATAAGTTTGTTTTGGGGTATGAAAAAGGATATATTTGAATATAAAATAGTTGCAGGAGGAACTCATCAAGATATGAAAAATCTTGAAAATGAATATGGTGTTGAACATCAAGTTCATACTAATCCAATGTATTATAACAAAGCAATCCCTAATAAGGGAGTTAAATACCCTGCAAGAATTGAATTATGTCAATGGACTATTGATAACCTTAAAAACGGAGTTTTAGACAAAAAAGACCAAGATGGTGATTGGATATTAAAACCTATATTAGATGTAAAGGGAATGGATAAGCATCAAGCAAGGAAGTATGTAGATCCAAATAAAAATATTAAAGATATAAGACAAAATATTATTGATAATAATAGTATTAGTAAAACTGAACCGATAACTATATTCGGAGAATCAAAAGAGTTATTACTTGATGGTAATAGAACATTTTTAGCTTGTGAAAATCTTAAACAAGCACAAGGAGGATTAAAACAAAGAGTTATACCTGATTCTTTAATTAATGAAGTTAATTATAGTGAAGCAGAAATAGAACTTATGGCTGAGTTACTTAATCCAAGAGATGAAGTTTCAAAGGAGCCAACTGATGATGCTACTGTTTATGATAGTTTAATTAAACATAAAAGGGAGTATGGTATAGAATTTAATTCTGAATATAATAAGAAGTATTTAAAAGCACATCATTATCACAAAAAACAAATCGAACAGATGCCTACAGTGGCTAAAAAAATGTATGAAGTGGAAGAAGAACAAAATGAATATGGAAGCACTTACATTCAATGGGAAGATAAAGAAGGTAAAGATAGAAAAGACCTTGAGAAAAAATGTAGAGAAATAGAACAAGAATCTATTATTAATGGTAAAAAACAAGTCATAACTATAATTGAGTCCGCAGGTGCAGGAAAAAGTCTATTCGCTAAAATAATTGACATATTCAGAAAAAATGAAGATTGTAAGAGAGTGATAATATATCCTTGGTTTAAGGACAAATATATTAAAGAAAATTGGCAAGGATCTAAAAAAACAGTAATGACAAAAAAAGGCCCAAAAGTAAAAGTGAAAACAGGTACAAGAAAAAACTTAGAAGATAGACTATCTTACGTTATAGGTCATATGAATTTAGGTATAGATGTAGAATATCACAAATCATATGATATAATTGAATTAGATTATCTTAGACCTAAAACCACTGAAGGAGATACTGAAGTGTAGCCCCTAAAGTGTTACCCTAATATATTAATGAAGTTATTATGACTCCCGAAGAAAAGTATCGTGATCTCTATGAACAAATGTATGACCTATGTGAGGAACAGGGTTGGGGAGATCCATTCTCTTATGCAAGATCAAGAGAAATCTATATGGCAGGTTTACTTGGTCATAAAGTTGCTGATGACTACTCAGGTGCTGATGCTATAGATGAAGATGGTGGGTGTGAATACAAATCTACCATAGGTAAGAGTGTTAATGGAACTTATAATGGTATAAGTGTTCAAGATACTTGGGAAGATCAAGCTAGGTATATCATAGAAGATAAAATTGGTAAGTATGAAAATCATTACTATGCTAAGTTTGATGGTGGTAAAGTTGCAGAGGTATGGAAGTTGACTTGTAACAAAGTATTAGATATACTATTACCCAAGATCAAGAAACAGTTTGAAGAGGGAACATCACACAAGAAAGACCCTAGAATAGGTGTAAGTATTAATTCAAAACAAATTAAGGAATATGGCACAAGAATTAAATAGTGGTAAACTAATGTACTCAAGTGGTAACAATGATGAATGTTACACACCTGATTATGCTGTAAAACCTATACTTAAATATATTCCAAAAGATGCAGTAGTGTGGTGTCCTTTTGATACAGAGGAGAGTGAGTTTGTAAAACAAATATCAAAACAGAATAAAGTTGAATACTCACACATATCAACTGGTCAAGACTTCTTTGATTATGAGCCTGATGATTGGGATATGATGCTATCAAATCCACCTTTTACTAATAAGAGAAAGTATTTTGAGAGAGCATTATCATTTAATAAACCATTCGCATTGATTATGACTAACACTTGGTTAAATGACTCAGCACCTAAACAATTATTCAAGGATAAGGACTTACAGTTGCTTATGTTTGATAAGAGAATGAAATTTAATAGTCCTGATGGTAGATCAAATGATAAAATTACTTTTAGTAGTAGTTACTATTGTTGGAACTTTTTACCTAAACAAATAATTATGGAGGAATTGGATATTGTTAAACCTAATAAATCTAAAGCAAAATTACCAATTTAAAAATGGCCTTGAATTAAACTCAAAGTATGCTATACTATAATTGATGGTGTTTCATTTACTATGAAAAAAGAATTTATTTGTGTACAACCGAGATCAACTACAGCAAAGAAAGACTTTGTTGAATATATGCACGAGTTACACTCTTGTGTAGTAAATAAACGTGAACATGGTATGTTAAACTTATCATCAATATCAGGTAAGTATGACTTTGAAATGTTTGAGAGTGGCAACGATCATTGGGAGATTATTAAATGAAAGATCAGGGATCAGTAAATGGTAGTGAAACACCTGCTGTAAAATATGATAGAGCATTAGCACTATTCACAGAGTCGGTTATGAAACCAGATCATGATTTGAGAGGCTGTGCACACAATCAGGGTTGCTATAATGAATTGTTAGAGATAAGAGAACACGTTTTAAAATATCTCAAAACATTAAAAGAAGTCACTTATCATTATAATCCAGACGAGAGTGATGAAATTGAAACAGCAAAGTTAGCATCTGAAAAATCAACCTCTGATGAGTTTCATGATGGGTGGAAAAGATTTCAGTTAGTGGATGACGAATGAGTGACGTTCATTACAAAAAACATAGAGTCTTTCGTGAAACGGAAGATGTTATATTCTATGATATATCAGTAGAAGAATCTAATGCTTCAGATTTGGTGATACATAGCGGCCCTGCATTGTCACCACCGAATGATAGTGTAGGAGCAAAGCAATTCTATATTCATAGTTTTCAAGATGATTATAATCGTGTGGTATCAGGTGAAAGAACATTTGAACTCGTAAACTATGAATGGAGATACCCATATCATATCGTGAATCTAAATGTTCATAACGGAGCATTGTTTATACCTCGTGGAACATATCATAGGTCAGTATCAGGTAAAGATGGGTCAATAGTCATCAATCAAGCCAAAAGATATGATGGATTTAGTGCAGAGACAGAGTTCATACCAGTATCGTGTGCAACCAATCTAAAACTATATGATGCACTCACAAAAGAGAAACCAGTAATTCATAAGTTCGGTGAGTAATTATGCGTAGGCATAAATATTTGTTAATAAAATCGGTTTTGTGTTGATCTCCTGACTAAATAGTAGTAGAATTGGGATAAACAAGATGCTCTGAAAACTATCTTTGTAATCTTATTTTTATATTCTTTAATGGAGAAATTATGCACAACCTAGTATCATATAATCAATTAGCAGGTTCATACGAAGAAGAACACGATTCCAAACTCACAGAATACTACGAGTGTTTAATCGAATGTGATGATACACAATCAGTATGTAAACGTATATGTAAGGAGGTCTTACTGTAAAACTCAATACACACAATAAGCCCCTTGACTTTACAGGTCGGGGGTTTTATAATGGAATTAATATGAAATCTGAATTATTATTGAGGATATACAAGACAGTTATCGTGAAAGAAACTGTTTATCCACCAACTCGAAAACATTACAACATTATGACATACGGATGAATTTATTAGTGACAGGAAGAATAACAGGGTCAATAATGATTATAGCGGCCTATTTTGTTGTTCTCCATGTATCAGTATTCTATGGTGCAATAATGCACTTTGTTGCTGATATGATTTGTATGCCATTTTACATCAAACATAAACAGTATGATGTTGTAATTATGCTAGGATTCTTGATGTCAATAGCACTTAGTAAAGTTACATTAATATTGGCATCATGATTCATGACCTACTCAAGAAGAAATTAGATAACATTGCAAAAGAATTGGGTGCAAAGGTAGATTATAGATCGTGTGAAGATGAATATAGCACTTGGAGAGAAATCACTATAGAATATGACCATGATCTTAAAGAGAGTGAATAGTATAAATACCTATATGAACAATAGAAAAGCTGCAAAAAAATTAATAAAACGTGCCAAGTGTTGCCCTGACTACTATAGCGAAGCAGAAGTCGAATATGCAAAAATGATTAAGAATCGTGAAAAAGAGTTGACTAAGAGTGCAGACTAAGATAAAATAGCCATAGTCAAACAAAAAAATGAAAATCTTACTTGCTTCGGTTATTGCCTTAAGTTCAGTAACACCTGTATTGGCAGATGATTATCAACGAGGATATTCATCAAGTCGAACCTGTTTAAAAACTGAATACAGAGAGGAATATGTGCCAGGTACACGAGATAATCCTGGTTATATCAAAACATATAATGAAACTGTTGAAGTGCCTTGTGATAATAGATCATCAGAGGGTAGAATCATCAGGGAAACAACAATAGAATATGATAACAATGATTGCACAGATGGGAAGATTGCAGGTGGTATCTTAGGTGGTGCGGCTGGAGCAGCACTATCAAGAGACGATGGCAGATGGTGGGCAATTCCATTAGGAGTTGTAACTGGTAGTGCTATCGGTTGCGATCTTGATGGTGGTTAATTGTAGCCTCTAAAGTGTAACCCTAGTGCGAGAACAAACAGGCAAGAATCTATGGTTGTCTTTGTTCAGCAGAGAAATTACGTTCTGTAAGACCTAGTTTTGTTCTCGCCCACCTAATAACTATGTTTAAAATCAAATGGTGGAATAACAACCACATCCAAGCCCAACATACTATGGTTGGCGAAAAGATAGTTTACAGTATCGAAGAAGGTGCTGAACTATGGAGAGAACTCTCATCAAAAGAGATGAGTTGTCAAGTTGAATGTCACTCTACACAGGAACAACCAAATGAATGAAGAATTATTCAAAAACAAAACTGATGAAATGATTGAAAGTTTTATTGAAAAATGTGAAAGGGAAGCAGCTAAGTTAGAGATTACTGTTGATTATTATATCAAGGAATTTGTTGTTGACTTTTAGCACTCGATAAATTATAATACATATATTAAACACACTAAAAGTTATGGAAAAACTTTGGAGAATCGAAGAACTGACTACCGAAGGGTGGACTTTATTAGATGATAAAGCAGTTAAACTTACAAAAGATAGATGTGATGTTATGTTAGAGCAGTTTTTGGCATCTGGTGTAAATGCTAATAGAATGAGAGCTGTTCCTGATGTTGGTCAACCATACACAACACCAGAAGCATAATGTATGAACCTCAAGTAAATGATTATGTTCGGTGGGTAACGGAATTAGGTCAAGTGCATGAGGGGTGGGTATATTTTAAGGCAGATTCAGTAGAAGAAAAGAGAGGTTGGAAAAAACCATCTCGATATATCACGATTGAAATAGCAACTAAACCAAGAAAGCAATGTGACTTGACTACGTTTTTACATAAACGTATTCACGTTTGTTTATGTTGTTATGAATCAAATTGGCACGAGTTAACATTTATCAAGAGAAGAGTCAGTAAACAAGATGACACTAACCCTGATGAAATAAGTTATGGTGCATATAAAAGGATGTAGCTTGTAAAGTGTTATCCTTATGTAATACACAGAATACTATGGAAAGACCACTATTTGAAATTCAAGAACTTAAAACATTCTGGAGAAAACAAAACTTTGTTTTTACTAACGAACAACAGTTCAAGTATGACAAATTGATTGCAGAACGTCAGAAACAAGTGAAATCATTTTATAAGGATAATCTTGTTTACAAAGCATAATTTGCTAAATAATGTATAAGCAACAGTTGTAAAGATGAGAACATTCAGAGAGTTTGTATCACTATGTGAGCAAACATATGATAAGGAGATGGGCCAGACTATCAAGAAGATAGGAACTGGTGTGAAGGTGGGTGCGGAGAGAAAGAAAACCGCACCTGAGAAGAGAAGAATGAAAGCAGCTGGTGGTGGTAAGATGGTTCCAGCCAAAGATTATAAAGCAAGAAAAGATATAGGTCAGCAGAGAAAAGCAGAGACTAGAGTGCAGCAACCAACAAAAGAACGTGGTAGTGCAAAACTAGACCCAAGAGCAGCACAGAGAAAAGCTGCTATGGAGAGGAGAGCAAAGAAGGCTGGTGCTAAAACACCAACAGCATCACAACTGTTAACTAAGAAAACAAAACCAAAAGTTTCCCCTGATTATAAACCACAGAAAGCAAGTGGAATGACTCGTGATGAGAGAAGAAAAGTTAAGAGAGCAGGTCAGAGATTAGTGAAAGATATGCAATCAGGTAGAGAGAGACCAAGATCAGCATATGAGCCTGGAATGAGTATAGCAATGAGAGGATCAAAAAATCCATATAAGAAAGACTAAGTGTAGCCTTTAAAGTGTAACCCTATTGTAAGCGTCTCTATGGCGGTTTAATACCTTTTATGGTATAATATTATTATTACAGTGATTTAATGATTCAACTTCGTGAACATCAGAATACAGTTGTTGATATTCTTGACAAGAATAGTAAGGGTCAGATCATAGTTCCCACAGGTGGTGGTAAGACTATGTGTATGATTGAAGATGCTAAAAAAGTATCTGGAACTATTGTTGTAGTTGCACCTCGTATCCTACTAGCAGAGCAGTTATCAAGTGAGTTCTTAGAGATACTTGATAATGTATCTGTTATGCACGTTCACTCAGGAGAGACTACACACTTTTCATCTACAAAAGCAAGTGATGTGTGTATGTGGGATAGATACACCAGAGGAGATAAGATTATATTTACAACATATCATTCATTACACAGAATACAAGAAAGTTATATTCATATTGATACAATATACTTTGATGAAGCACATAACAGTATTCAGAAGAACTTTATTGAAGCAGTTGAGTATTTCTCAATGTATGCTGATAGATGTTACTTCTTTACAGCAACACCAAAACATTCTAACACACCTATGAAAGTTGGTATGAATGACTATGATATATTTGGTGAGGTATTGGTCAATGTTCCAGCCCCACAGTTAGTCGATCAAGGTCACATATTACCACCTAAAGTTGTTATCAAAGAGATTGATGTTGCTGACGATAGTAGATTCAGTTATGAGAAAGATTGCGACCATATCTTAAATACTATTGATGATCTTGATGTTGATAAGATTCTGATTTGTGCAAGGTCAACTAAACAAATAGTAAATCTAATATCTCTATCTGATTTTGCTTACGAGTTGACACAACGTGAATATAATTGGATGTATATTACATCTAAAACTGGTGCAGTTATCAATGGTAAGAAAGTAAATCGTGAAGAGTTCTTTAATACACTTAATGAGTGGGGTAAGGGCAATGAAAGATTTGTTGTATTACATCATAGCATATTATCTGAAGGTATTAATGTATCAGGATTAGAAGCTGCATTGTTTCTTAGGTCAATGGATTATGTAAGTATATCTCAAACTATTGGTAGAGTGATACGCAAAGGTGATGAGAGTAAGACTTATGGATTAGTTGTAGTTCCTTGTTATGATAAGGTTGGCATCAGCACATCACGCAAAGTGGAAGCAGTCGTCAATACAGTATTTAATCTAGGTCAGCCTGCTATTAGTGTGGTGAACAAATGACAAGAGATTTAGTTTTATTTGGGGATTGCAGGGAGAGATTAAAAGAGTTTGATGATCTTGCAAGAATGTGTATCACTTCCCCACCATACTACGGATTAAGAAACTATGGTGATGAAGAGAACCAAATCGGTATTGAACAATCACCAGAGGATTATGTAAATGAGTTGGTCAAAGTATTCAGAGAAGTTAAGAACAATCTAACAGAAGATGGAACTCTATGGTTAAATATGGGAGATAGCTATTATAACTATCGGCCAGGAAAAGGTCAAGGATTAGTCAAACAAAGTGTATCTAAAACTAATCAAGATCTACCCACTAAATGTAATCGAAGAGGAAATAAGTTAAAAGGATATAAAGAGAAAGATTTGATCGGTGTTCCTTGGCTACTGGCATTTGCACTAAGGCAAGATGGTTGGTATTTACGTCAGGATATTATATGGAGTAAACCGAATCCAATGCCAGAATCAGTAAGAGATAGATGCACTAAATCACACGAGTATATCTTTTTGTTTAGTAAGAATCAGAATTACTATTTTAATGTTGATGCTATTAAAGAACCTACTGTAGATGGTAAAGGATTAAAGAGAAAGAAAAGTGTATGGAACATTAAAACTAAACCATATAAAGATGCTCATTTCTCAGTATTCCCAGAGGAGTTAATTAAACCTTGCATATTGGCAGGGAGTGAGGAAGGAGATTTAATTCTTGATCCATTCATAGGATCAGGAACAACAGCACTTGCAGCCAAGTCTCTTAATAGAGATTATATTGGGTGTGAATTGAATCAGGATTATGCTAAACTAATTTCTAAAAAGATCTATGGATAAAGAAACAAAAGAACTACGAGCAATCGCAAGATTTTATAAAGATACCAAGAGAGGGTTTGCAACTAATGATGGATATTATGCAATCCCATCTAAGGGTAAATCTCTAGCAATAGTTCATAATGGCGAGATACTTAAGTTTTGTAGGAATGAAGAATCAGCAAGAAATTTTGTAGATAAGTTGAGAAAAAGACGGCCCCCTAAAGTGTAACCCTAGTGAATATACTAGACAGTTATGACAGAGTTTGACACACAAGAGAATTTGTTATCATTACATTTTGGTAGAACATTCTGGTTAAATGAAGAAGGCGAATTTTGTTCAGCACCAACTTTCAAAAATGGGGAAACTCATTGGGAGCAATGGGATTATGTATCCGATTGGGATATGGAAGGAGTAGATTTTGATAGACTCTTTGATGTTCACAGAACTCTAATTGAGTCAAGAATGTATGAACAAGTTTATCAAGGTGCGTAGCCTGTAAAGTGTAACCCTAATGAATACGGAGCATAAAATGAAACAAGATTACACACACGAGTTTTATGTAACTCGCAAATGCACCAAAATGGAGTACTTTACTGTTAGAGCAAACAGTATGGAAGAGGCCAAAGAGGAAGCAGAAAATGGTAATGAATACTTTGATTTTGATTGGGAAGAATTTGATTTTGAAACTGTAGAAATCAAAGAAGAAGAGATACCAGAGCAACAACTCACATTATCAGGAGTATTATAATGGCATATTGTGAAATTTGCAAAAACTATGATGATGAGCATACTGATGGTGAGCCCTCTATGATGAGAGGGCGAAACTATAAACCATTATTAGACTATCATTATAGTGCCACAATTATGAATAAATGGCAACCAGATTATGTAAAATACGATTGGTCACATTTTTTACCTAATACTAATTGTATGTGTGAACAATGTTTTAATGCCTATGATCGTATGGGTAAGATCAAATGGAAATGTAGCCTGTAAAGTGTAACCCTATTGAAAGGAACTTATTATGACAAACTTTGATTATGATGCTCATATCAAAAATGAGCAGATAAAAGCAAATCTAACACCCGAACAACTACAAGAACTCAAAGATTTGTATGTTGAGAGACTTGTTGACAATATGAGTGTAAAGGATTTAGTTGCTTATGTAACTGATGATATGACACAATATGTTGATAAGCAATCGCCAATCGAGTTTTTTGATGACGCATACAACTATTGGGAAGATTACTTTGATGAGATAGTCGAGGAGATCAAAGGTGGCCAATTTGAAAACGATTTACACTAACAAAATGGAAAACTATTTAAACCTTTTTGAACATATACCCGAAGATGAGCATAACCACATCTCTAACAAGGTTTGGGAAGCACTTGATCGAGCTGGTATCAAACTAAGTCAAGATGCAGAATTATCAATTCGCATTTATGATGATGAGTATGAAGGAGACTTTGATGGTCAGGAGTATGACAAATGAAAACAATTAAATTAACTGATGACCAATTTGAAACTCTATTTAATTTTATTGATGAGAGAGTAGAGGATATTATTGATAGGTCAGTTGAATATCCAGATAGTGA